ATTATTTACTTGTGAAGAACAAAGAGTTCTGTCCATTTCTCCCCAATACATAATTCCACCAGTAATCAACCATGAAACTACAAATGCGTTTGCCATTACACCAAAAACACTTAGTAAAATTGTCGGCGAATCCTTATCAAATTTAAAACCAAAAAGCAATACAAATCCAAGAATAGTTAGAATGAAAGATGATAAAACTGCATTTACTATAAGGTAATCATACATTGTCAAACTAATTGGCAATCTTTGTTTTAAACATTCCTCGTTATTTATTGCAAAATAATAGTCGCAAAATATCAATGGAAACATAAATATACAGAAAATGAATAATATAGAAAATCTAACAACTCTATCTTTTATGCGAATATTTTTTTCTTCATCTGGTTTTATTAAAATGCTTTTTAAAGGTGTAAATGTAGGTGAGTTTCTCTCAATATCGTTGTCCATTATTTAGATTGTTAGAACTGTTTTTACACCTTTTCTCATTTAAAACGCCCGTTTTACAAATATGTTCTAATTTGTATGATACTATGATTTCTCCAATCAGAATAACATACTTCAAATTTTTCTTTATCAGAAAAATTATAATCAAACGCTAAACCTATACATTTATACGTATTGAAACGAAACTGAAAATAAAATCCCGAATCGCATAATTCTATTTTTTCCATTATTTCCATTTTTTTACTTATAATTGGTATAATAATATTATATCTTTCGTCGTTTTTATGTATTATATTTATAAAATTTCCATTTCTGTATTTCATTCTTCCATCAAATTGTAAAATTATATCTAATAACTCAGTTGGAATGTATGGTGCTTTCATTGTTAATAATTATAATTATATTTATATTTATTAACAATATAATAATTGAGCGTTTCAAATGAGAAAAGGTGTAAAAGTCTTTGGCTTCATCATTTTTTTTTGATTACTTGAAAATATCTTTTAAATTTTTTAATTCCATCTGGAGTATATCCATCACTTTTTCTAATTGGAACCATTTTATAACCGTAAACATTTAATATTTGTCTTACCAAATTAAGTAAAGGCCATTTTTGAGTTTTATCTGCACCTTTTTGCAAACTTGTCAATGAAGAGGAGCTCAAAGTCTTTCTCAATTCAACAATATCTGTTTCAATTGACTTGTATATTTTATTACTCAAGAGAGAATCGCGAAGAATAAGTATTTCATCTGGATATTCATTAGTATTAAAGATAATTCCGGCAGCAACCAAAATCTTTTTACTTACTTCATCAATTCCTTCTATTCCGGTTGAGTTTTCAACTGTTTCAGGTTCGGGTTGAACTTCCATTAATAAAAATATAAAAAATCTATTTATATTTTTATTTTCATTACTAGTTTATTTTAAATTCCAAATTCAGGAATTGAATAATTGTCCCCATTCTTCACATACTTTGCAATAATTTTTGGGTTTGTCTTATTGCTTACAATATCCTCAGCTTGATAAACGTTCATGTTTTTGTCAATATAATAAACAATACCTTGAATATCTTGTGCCCAAACTTCAATCTTCTGAGTTGTTTGCTTGTTTTCCTCTTGTACATCAACAACTCCATGGGGCGTTCCTTTCATATGAGTTCCGCAATACTCATCTCCCTCCTTCTTTCTGCGAGTACATTGTTCTCCACTAGCCCTTTTTGCAGTGCATCGGTCGCAATATGGAACAACATTCTTAACACGTTTTCGCTTCATAAAATCATCCTTTGTAAGTGCAAATCGCTCATAATCATAAATAAACTGCAACAAATTATTCATTTGTTCATGTTCAACTCCAAGCTCAGTTGCCTTGTCTCGGATTCCATCCTTGAAAGAAGTAATATAACCATCAAACCGCTTATTAATCCTGCGCTCCATCCTGGGTGTTGTTAAATATATTTATTAGATTAACTTTAGTTCAATTTTTTATTATATTTGTAAAACAACTTAAAGAAATCAAACACTCGGGTCATCTTTCTTTTTTCTAGGTTTATATTTACGTTTTGGCTTTGGAGCTTCTACTTTTGAAAATGTTGGAGCATCGTCTTGTTTTATTTCACTTTCTGTAGTTAATAATGACACTTCATCCAATTCATGCTTTTCTTCTATTGATTTTTCATTCATTTCACTTGAAATAGAATCATCTATTTGCAAAAACACCCCTTTTAATGTTGGAACCTCAATGGATGATTCTGGAGGTAAAGTCTGGGTCTCAATCGGTTGAAATGGCGTTAATAAATGCGTTGATAATGGGGTTGATGGTTTAGACGATCCGTTTTCCTCAACAATACTTTTCTGTAAATCATTTAATATACTTTTATCAAGATTATCATTCGCAAAAGTGTCCATCATGGATTTTCTCTTTGTTTTATTTAATTCAACAGAATCTTCAAATTTAATATCGTGATTTATTTGACTTATAAATAACTGCATCTTTGTTGTAAATCTTTTAAAATACTTTGTATGCAATTTATGAAAAAACTCTATATATGCAATAAATAATGTCAATTTCTCCTTTAAGACTAAATTATTAAAGTTGAATGTCTGAATAAAGTTGTCTATGTTCAACCCTGTTGCATTCTTTTCTTGGTGCAACTTTAAATCATGCTCTTTGTGCAACAAATAATTGTGTATTGATAGCAACAAACCTATTATAGTCTCATGAACACTTTGTATTATTTCAAAATCATAATGTTTAAATGGTTCTAAATCTTTATAAACAGGATAATTGTTGTTCACTTTTACTAAATCTAACATCTTCTTATCATCATACACAGTTTCTATTATATAATCAACAACTATCTTATATAATTTAAAGTATTCACAATAAATACGATTTGTTATTGCATAATACAATCGTTTCATGTCATCGTATTCTATGTCTATTAACTTTCCTTGAAAATGAAAAGAATCTAATCCAAAGATAAACAAATGTTCTTTATTATTTTTTATAAATTCCGAGTAAATGCTCTTTAAGTTCTTTATTTTTATATCTAATGTGTCAAACATTTTTATATTCTCATTCTTTAAATCAACAACCTTTGTAAAATCTATTTTCAAATCGTTTATTCGCTTATCCATATAATTTTATTATAAAATTATTTTATACATATTTTATATGGACTCTATAGAAGAACCCCTTTTAGATGAAGTGGATATCCTTACTACAATAAATAAAAATGATGTTGAATGGACCACCGAACATGAACAAATTCTTATTGAATGGGCGGATAAAGCTATGTGTTACCGATGGCTTCATTCAAAATCTAATGGTTTGTACTCCAGTTTAAATGCATGGTACACCATACCAGTTATTGTTATTTCCACTCTTACAGGAACTGCCAACTTTGCTCAAACCCGAGTTCCCATTGAATATCAAAACTACTTTGCTATGGTTGTAGGAGGATTTAATATCTTAGGTGGAATTATATCCACTATACAACAATTCTTGAAGATTACGCAGCTTAACGAATCTCATCGTGTTAGTAGTATCGCATGGGACAAGTTCTATAGAAATGTTAAGATTGAACTTGCAAAACATCCATCAGAGAGAATACAACCCGGACAAATGTTAAAAATGTCCAAGGAAGAATTTGACCGACTTATGGAAACTAGTCCAAATATCCCTGAAAAAATTGTTCAGGTATTTAAAACATCCTTCAAACACAGCGACGCCTTTGACAGAATTGTTAAACCCGAAATTTGTGATGTTCTCGTATCAACCGATAACTATCGCAACCCATGGTTTAATGCTGAAAATAGAGAGAAATCTGAAATTGAAACTATTAGAAACAAAAATGCTAAAGAAAAACGCCAAAGACTTATTAATAAAATGAACATTAACTTAATAAAAGAATTCAAAAAAACATTCTATAATTTAAACAACCGCGAACCTATGGATTCGGAAATAATTGACAACTTGAGAGATAAAATAGACTTGTCAATTCTAACAAAAATTATTGATGATCTTAAATCAGGCGAACACATTGTTTCTGAAGTTTAATGCATTAATCACCTGAATATTTTAATGTTATATCTTGATTTGGTAGTATTGCCATTGATAATAACATAAATAAGAAAAACCCCAAGTATATTCCATAAGAATCCTGGCCTATACCATAAAAATTAAGTATTTGCATTAATATGTATAAAAACAACAATGAAAACCCTATTATTGTTATTGTCTTTCCAAATGACATATATAATTATGTAAGAAATAATTGCTTACACAATTTCGCACATCAAAAAAATAACTTAAATAATATAATACATTTCATTAATTATCCATTCTTCACCTAATGTTGACTTGTCTATATAATGACAAGTTAAAGGCAATTGTTGTCCGTATTCTTTCAGACCCCATACAGGAGACTTTGGACTATTACCAATATAAATACTGTCACAATTTTTTCCATCTACATCTTCATTATTAATGACAACCGTTGTATAACCTAAAAACATTGCAAATCTAACCAAACCTCCTCTTGTCATTTTATCTTCATTCCATCCACCCATCTTCATTGCGTTTATATAATCTGTAAAATAATAATAAGACTCTTTCGCATATTCTTCATCCGTCTTTGAAACTCCGAAACAAGATATAAAATTTAATTTTTTGCTTATACTTCCAATATAACCTACTGTTGGTGTTTCATAATAATTATCATTTGTATCCTTTAAGTAAGCAAAATCTATATTATTAGAAAAAAATCGCGAAACCTTTACATCTATTGGAAAATTACAAACCGAATTTTTATTTAAAATTTCATCAACTAAAACCAACCATAAATCATTAGCTCTATACAAATCATGTATGTTAATTGAGTTATTTTTTAATTCATAAAACACATAAAATTCACTACCATCGTTTATAAATCCTTTATATTCATAAGAATCTATTTCTATGCGATATGTAATACAAATAACGTTTTCTATTAATTCACATGTATCCTCTACATGATCTTCTCTCCTACATTTAAAACTTGGAAATGCAATCAAGTCCGACCTTGATTCATGGCTCTTATCGTATTTTCGCAAAACAAACTGCAGAAATGGTTTATCTCCAGATGTATTTACTTGATATGTGCACAAATTTACATTCGCTGTTTCATAACAACTTAAACTCTCTTCAATATTATCCATCTTTAATAAATTTAACCCAGGATAAATAAAGTCCACAGGCTCTCTTAAAGTACCAGCGTCAAGCTCTTCAGAATTCATCTGAAAATATTGTTCTAAATCATCTCTTACAGATGCATATTCGTCACTTATAGAGATTTCATCTTCATCATTATCTTCTATATTCATTTTATTATACTTGTCAATTTCATTTTAAATATATTTTTAGTATCAATATATATAAAATGAAATTATATAGTTCATTTGCCATTTTTTTCTTTTTTGTTATGAGTGGTTTAACTTATAAAACTACTGGTGAAATGGTTTTAACGCAATATGGTGGAGACGATTTTGGTAGTTCAGGTGATTATGCTGGGGATTCTTCAACTGATTATAGTTCATCTGGCGATTATGATAACAGTGCAGATTCCAGTGCAACTGATTATGACAACGCGGGTGATTCCAGTTCCACAGAAAGTTATGGTACCGACTCTTCTGAACCTGCCGAGGACCATGAACCGGAAAAAACAGACGATTATTCTGAACCCAAACCCAGTAAAGCAATTGTTCAACCTAAGTCCAACACCGGAATTAAGATTCCCAAAGAGGCTCAAAAGTTTATTAAGGATGTTGCAAAGGGAATACTTAAGAAAGCCTTGAAACCTGATCCTAAACCAAAATCTGTTCCTAAGCCTAGAAAACCTGCTCCAGTTCAAAAGAAAATTTCAGCCCCTTTTCCAAAGAAAAAGATTTCACCCGCTCCTCTTCCAAAGAAAAACCCCGTTTCGGTTAAGAAACCCGTTAAAAAACCTGCTAAGAAACCTGAAAAGAAACCTGCTAAGAAACCCGAAAAGAAACCTACTAAAAAACCCACAAAGAAACCTAACAAAAACCCAACTAGACACAACTTAAGAGTCGCAGCTTAAACTATTTATCTACCTTTCTTTTAATCGTCTCCTTAACTTGTTCCTCCCTATTGTCTAAAATAAACTTTGTTAACTCCTCGGCTTTTGCAGGAGTAGTTTCAAAATAACTTTTTAATGTTGAAATCAAAGTTTTTGCATTTATTGGCTTTTTAATTGTATTCTTTTTATAAACCAAACTACCGCCGTTAATATCAAAACAATCTATCTCATTCTTTTTCATTACCTCCATCAAGGATTCAGATAATTGCTTCTTTTTATTCTTTCTAGCCTTTATTTCATTCTGCAATTGAGCTATTTCTGTATCAATCTTTATCCATTCTTTAATATTTGTGACAAGCTCCTCCTTTGTCTCCATATAAAATTAATACACAATTAATTTTATATTCTTTGATAACTAATATTTTATTCTGGATTGAATATTAAGTTTGATCTTGAACCTCCATTGTTTTATTGTGTCTTCCACACAAACTATTGCTTACTATCTTGCAGCCACATTGTTTTCCCTTATTCGGTCCCGATTTAAGAATTTGAACACACTTTGTTTCATCTATTTCTGCATCTTGGTGTTGTGAAGAAGATATAATAACATTCTCGTTTTTAATATTATTTACCTTTGTATTCATTTTTTCTGCCTTTTGCTTCAGCTTTTCTGCCTGCTTCTTCATTTTTTCTTCTATTTTTGCTTTGGTCTTTTCGTCCTTTATCTTTTGCTTCTCCAACATTAGAGCATTCTTTTTCTCCATTTTTTCTTTAATCTTATTAGCTGTATATATTTCTCTCGTCCGCGTCCTATAATGAACACCACAATAAGTTTTATTATCTATTTGAAACATTTTTACATAACAACTGGTGCATTTTACTGGAGGAACAATAATGTTATTAGTCGGGTTCAACGATGTCGGTACATAAGAACAAACACCATGTTTAAACTCCGATGTATAAATATTATAGTTTGATAACTCTTGTGTTTCATCGTAGTGATTTACACCGTGAACCTTTTGATAACCCTCAACATAAGGTAACAATTCATTGTGAATGGTTCTACAATAAGGACAACGAATTTCTTTGTGTTTTAAAGAACATCTTTCCATGGAGTTGTATTTCTTCTTATGACAATAAATATCATTGTATATTGCGTCATAATTAAATTTATGATTGCACCCCAATGTCACAAAGTTTTCCTTTAGAGGAGCATTTGTAATTAAGCACAATTCAACAGTTTCCTCTTGAGTTTCGGGATCGTCCAAAGATTTATATAATTCATCATAAAAACTTATGTCCCCTTCAATGACATATTTTGGCATTATTCCTAATTATTAATGAAGTAAGTCTTTATATTTATTATCTTTTATTCTTATATTAATGTCACCGAATAGATGGGGGCCTCCTATTTGGACTTTTTTTCATGTGCTCGCAGAAAAAATAAATGAGGAACAGTTTCATTCAATTTTTCCAATATTGTTTGGATTTATTAGAAGAATTTGCCGTATTTTACCATGCCCAGAATGTTCTGAACATGCGACTACTTTTCTCTCTAAGGTTAATCCTGCGGGAGTTAAAAATAAGAACGACTTTAGAAATATAATGTGTATTTTTCATAACATTGTAAATAGAAGAAAACAAAAACCTCCTTTTGACAATGCAAAATTAACAGAAAAATATGGTGGAATTGGGCCTATTATCGCATATAATGGATTTGTTGGAGCATTTCAAACAAAAGGTAATATGAAACTTTTAGCCGACACTTTTCAAAGAAAGCTTGTATTGGGTGATTTCAGAAAATGGTTTTTAACTAACATTAGGTTCTTTTTACCTCGTCCAACAATTCAACAACCCGTTGAAGAACCCGTTACTATTGATACTGTTGAAGTTACTGATACAGTTAAGGTTGCTTAATTTGCGGCAATTAGCTCTCCGTTCTTGTATATCGAGCACTTGAATTGCTGTTTCTTTGGCATAGAGCATATTTCCTTGTTGCTTGAAATTTCATTGAAGAATAAATACTTTGATGACCCGCCAATGTATAACATGGCTGGAATCGCAGCTCCAGAAAATGCACCTGTTGCAACATTTAGTAAAATATCAGTATATGTTGTTATGCACGCCTTGGCATAACGCATTCCAATATCAACAAGCAAATATGCCAATAGACCTCCGAATATCCAGTAATTCACATCTCCATTCAAGAACATTGGTAAGCAAATATACAAGACAGTAAAGGAGAGAATAAATACACTAAAACCTGAATTTCCATACTTGCTATATTGAGCCATGTTGCAAACTCTATTTGTGTTTAATTCAGTTTTAGCTCCAAATATCATTAATAAAAATTCTCTCAAAACGGAAACGCCTAAGAGGAACCCTAAATAAATAAAACCTTTAAAATTTTGAAATATAAATGACATGCTTAATACTCCTAATGCAACGATTATGGGAGAATAAAATACTAACAACACTATTAAATTCATAGGCTGTGTTACAACTAATGGTGCGTCAAACCCAGTTCCTGTCTGCATAGTTGATAAATTTGGTGTATTTGGAATATTGGCGTTCATATAATAATAAACTATATAATATTTTATTATTGCATTCTAATTTACTTCTCAAAAACTAATTCAAATACTTCATTAATATTGCTCACTGGATGGAATATAATGTCTTTCACAATATCTTTGTTTTCGTACTTTTCCATAAAACTTTTGTAATCTTTTTCATTTTCTGTTGGGTAAAGAAATTCTTTAACACCTGCCTTTATTCCTCCTAAAAATTTAAGATCTAGACCTCCAATTTCTGTGCATCTACCATCTAAAGAAATCTCTCCGGTAATTGCAATATTATGTTTTATCTTTTGACTGTTAAATAAACTATAAATTACAGTTGTAATTGCCGTTCCAGCACTAGGACCATCTTTTGGAACACTTCCCTCAGGACAATGTATATGAATGCCGTGTTTTTTGTCTTCATATAATTGACGAACTTTCTCTCTATTTTCAAATGAAGTCAAGTTCCACGCCAGAGTTAGTGCTACATTCATAGACTCTTTCATAACATCTCCTTGCATTCCAGTAAGTTTCAAATTTAAAAATTTGTCACAAGGATAGTATCTCGCTTGAATTGGTATGATACCTCCACGACCCATCGCATTTGCCCAAAGACCATTTATAATACCAACCGAGCTTGATTCTGGTATTTTTGTAATTTTAATTTCTTGTTTGTCTTTGAAATATTTAGTTTTAACATCTTCAATTGTAATATTAATTGGATAAGACAACATTTTTTGTTGATTCTTTAAAATATCCAAATTTATCTCTCCAACTATCTCAAACAATATCTCTTTAAACTTTCTAACACCCGGTTCAGAGGTATATTCATCTATTATAAATTTTAGAACATTATCGCTCATATCTATTATTTCTTCTAATCCCATTTTTTTATAAACCTCTGGCAACATATGAGTCTTTGCGATGACCAACTTGTCCTCCAAAGAGAGACTTGAAAATTTAACGCGATGTATTCTGTCTAATAAAATCTTATCAATTGAATCCACATCATTATAAGAGAGAATAAATAGAGCTTTTGATAAATCCAAATCTATTCCAGAAAAATACTTGTCTTGAAAGCAATCATTTTGTGTCGGATCTAATAAGTGTGTAAGTATTCCAACTATCTCTCTACCGTGCTCAGTCTTTGATATTTTATCCAACTCGTCTATAAGAATAATTGGATTCATGCATTTCTTATCTATCAATATTTGAACTACTCCACCCCAAGTTGAACCAACATATGTATAATTGTGACCATGCAATGAGCTTCCATTACTATCACCGCCCATCTGTATCATTGCAAACGGGCGACTATTTCCATTTTCATCTATCAAACAATTTGATAAACCTTTCTTTGCCATTGACGTTTTACCGACACCTGGAGGGCCTTCAAACCCAAAACAGTAACCATCTTGTTCGCCATTTATCCATTGGCCAATTATTCTCTCTATTTGTTTCTTTGCTTTTTCATGGCCATGAACAGATTCATCCAATGTCTTTTTAACATTCTGCATATAATTCGTTATCTTTCCAAAGTTTGACTCAATTGATTTAATTTGCAAAGAAGACCCTGTTAGTTGTTTTGCATTTGAACTTAATTCTAGTAATATGTCTTTGTGTGATGCATTACAAAAATTAATAAAATTTAATACACCAGATATCATTTCTTTTTTAAGAACTCCAACTGTGTTTATTTTTTGAACTGTGAGAGATTTACCTTCAATTAATTCGTTTATTTTTTTTATATTTGATATTAGTGTCGGTTTGTCATAATCATTAAACTTTTTTTTTATTGATTTTATTAAATCTTGGCCGCTTGTCTCAACCGTTTTGTCCTTTATGCTTTTTATATGACTCAACATTTCAATACTTGTATATTTGTCTTTTATTTGACCGATATTCAATAATTTTTTAATTTTATCATCGTGTAAAATCTCTAACATATATCTTCTATTTTCATCCATTAAAAACATTATAGGTTCCTTTGAATATACGTTGAATGGTATTTTTAATAAACCATCTAAATATTGCCTAGCCTTTGAGCCGGAATCCTCTGATTTTGCTTTTACTTCTTTCAACTTTACCATGGCTTTCTCTTTTACAGAATCGTTTGTTTTCATTAAACATATCTGTTGTTCAAGTGGTATTTTATTAATATCAAAATTTGATAAATCATTCGTATATTGTATTGTTTTCTTCATGGCTTCTCTGAAGTATTGTTTTATTGACCACGGAAAACTATCAAATAAAATAGTTTGTTCAACGGTGTCCACAGTTCCATTTGCATCATTTGATAATAAGTCATACAACAAATAAGCTAGATATTTATTATCATACTCATTTGAAGTAATTAATAACTGCACAATAACTCCTCTCTTTGTGTATAAATCATTTAATATAAAATCCTTAACAACCTGTGTAAGGTTTTTTTGTTTTAATAATTTGCTTTGAGTTACATTTCCAACATATTTATTTATAATCTCTTGAGGACCGTTAATTAAAAAATCTTTTAATGTTAGTGATGATATATATCTATCAAAGCATTCACTTTTAAAATCTGAGTCACTTGGTTTTGCAGCATTTATTAGTTCTATCTTTTTATTAATGTATTTATTATTAAGATACCCAACCACAATGTCATCTACAATGCCATATATAAGCAAGTGCTTATTAAACCCACTATGATACACGTAAACTTTTATTCCATAAACTTTCAAGTGAAATTGCTTTGAATTCATTGCCATGTCACTGCAATCCAAATTTAACATTTTATCTGTAACATATTCTTCCGCAAACGTAGTTTTAACTTTATCCCCATCTGTTTTTTTTAAAGTTACCACCTTGTATTGAGTTGGATGAAAATATTTCTTTAATAATTCATACTTAACTGAATCATTATCATTTATAACTATAGAATTATTGTTTCCAAAACATATTGATAACAAGTCATCAAAAGAATCAGTCCCATATATTTTTAATAATCCAGACAACTCATTATTTAAAAACTGCAGTTTATTTACAATTGTATCCGTTGGCAAACCTGCTATACTATAATTTAATTCTCTCATTTTTTCACTTATACTGTTAAGAGTATTTATGCAATTTGTCATGTCACTAACTCCTAAAATATCAAACATCTTATTTTTTTGAGAGTTTAGTATTGTTTTTTGGATAACATCTTGAAAAAAAGTTAATTTTCTCTCAACCAGATTAAATATATCCTGTGAATTTTTTAATGTTTGTTGTCCTTTTTTATCCATACTCTTATTTATGTGAATATTAGAATTTACCAACTTTAATTCAAAAAATTGATTATTAATATTTGTAAACATATTAAATGCACATCAGCAAGTTATACCAAGAATGGGAATACCAAGCTACTTTTCATACATTGTTAAGAACCATCCAGAAATTATTAAAAAACTCTTGAAAGGTCAGATGACAATTAATAACTTATATATGGATTGCAATTCTATCATCTATGACGCAGTTCGCAACATTAACTTTGAGGAACTGACTGACACGGCAACTCGCACAATTATTCAGAGGGTTATTCAAAAGATTGAAGAGTACATTTCACTTATTTCACCGGATAATATCCTTATGGTTGCATTTGATGGAGTTGCACCAGTTGCAAAGTTGGAACAGCAGCGAAATCGCAGATACAAGTCTTGGTATCAAAATGAGATATCAAAGTCAATCTATAAGAAAGCAGCAGGTTCTGACCCTTGGAATACAACTGCAATTACCCCGGGAACCGTTTTCATGCAAGACCTTAGTGTGGGGATCTTGTCGCATTTCAAAGATGCTAACAGGTATGGGCTTAAGAAAATTATTGTTTCTACCTCGGATGAAATCGGAGAAGGAGAGCACAAGATATTTCACTATATTCGCTCAAATATTGAGGAACACTCTGATAAAAGCACTGTAATTTATGGTCTAGATGCTGACCTTATTATGTTGTCCATAAACCATTTGCCAATTAGTGAGAAAATTTATTTGTTCAGAGAAACACCAGAGTTTATCAAGACGATTGACAGTTCATTGGAGCCCAACGAAACCTATCTTTTGGACATTCCTGAATTGGCAAACATTATTACTTTAAATATGAACAATGATGAAGAGCTTACAACGGAGCAACAGAAGAATCGCGTTTATGATTATATCTTCTTGTGTTTCTTCCTGGGAAATGACTTTATGCCACATTTTCCGGCAGTAAATATTCGCACGGGAGGGGTTGATAAGCTTCTCAACGCATACAAAGCAACTCTCGGCGGAACAAATGAAAATCTAACTGATGGAAAGACAATCTACTGGAAGAATGTGAGGAAGTTTGTTGAGTTTCTAGCCGCAATGGAGGATGAATATTTTAAGAGCGAGGTAAAGCTTCGCGACAAGAGAGAGCGTCACAATTATCCAACTGATACACCTGAGCAAAAGTATGCCAAATTTGATGCCATTCCAACATATGAACGCGAGCTTGAAAAGTACATTAATCCGTTTAAGGACGGGTGGAGGTACCGTTATTACAAGTGTTTGTTCAAGATTGATATTGATGACGACAGATGCAAGGAAATTTGCGTTAACTATTTACAAGGATTGGAATGGACAATGAAGTATTATACAAGCGGCTGTCCAGATTGGCGTTGGTGTTACAAACATAATTATCCTCCATTGCTCAAGGATTTACTCCGGTTTATTCCTTACTTTGAAACAACGTTTATTGAGCCAAACTCACATGTTGCTGTCACACCACTTGTTCAGCTGTGTTATGTTTTGCCTAGACAAAGTTTAAGTTTCCTTCCAGACAAGTTGTATAATAAGTTGAAGTATGATTACGCCGAACTGTATCCAACAGATTGTGAATTTACTTGGGCTTTTTGCAAGTATTTCTGGGAATCCCATGTGGAGCTTCCAGAAATAGAAATTGGTGAACTAGAAAAATATGTTACAGAAGTTATGGCTTAGTCTTGTTTGCATTATATTCTGTAAATAAATCAAGACAAACATTTACGTCGGGAAATTTATAATCTTTAAACTCAGACCTTAACCACAGTATTACATCTTCATCCTTGAAGATGTGATTAAATAATACAGCAGCCTTTAATTTATTCTCAGGATACTGATTTTTCATTTGAAAGTAATCCTGACTTAAAATATACGTGGCCAAGCCTTTCATAATATTTTTTTGAAGCGGAGCTTTATAATAGTTGTGACATATTGTAACATACCATCGTGTTTTTTTATTTTCCAATGGAAGAAGATTTACCGCAATTATTAAATGTTTGTCGCGGAATGACACGCGAGACCATGTAAAAGTTGGATAAACATACATATGAAAGTTGTGAGTTGTTCTGGTATTTTCGTTAAATGATTTCATAATTGGATTTGATATATAGTCAAATGACAAACCAATTCGGTCCTTAAATTGATATTGCTTTATATTTGTTGGTGGAATAGAACTACCAAATCCACCTTTGTGAACATACTCTGGGTGTCTCAAATCCATGGTATTAAAGGCACTATCAGGCAATGAAGCTTCCATATCTATCTGTAGAAACGATTTTTCATAATCTTTATTATTAAAAAACGGTATTTTATGAGGCGTTGTCTCATCTGGCTTATAAGACCAAAAGATTTTACCCTCGTGTTCCATAGTTTCACCAAACCTGTCTTCCTTGTTAAATTCTAAGCCATGGTACCTACATTTTAAACAACCGTCATTTGTAATTACGCCATTATCCAATTTTGATCCCATGTGTTTGCATATGTTTAAACAAGTTATCAATTCATTTTTGTTATTTTTCCACATAACTAATGGCAGTTCTCCAACATTAAATTTAACGGGTTTGGATAAATCTACATTGTCTCTAATTCCAACACAATGCCAATGATTAAAGAATTTGGCCATATATTGAAAACTTTGAGGAATAATTAATAAAAGGAAAAATAAGACCTTTTCCATTGTATATAATTAATATTTTATATTTAAATTGCTTGTTTTAATGATATATAATATTATTAACTTAAAACGCGTACGTCACTGTCGGGTAGGTTTCTTTAAGTAGCTTTAAATATTGTTTATTCCATAGTTTCTTTAAGTTACTTTGAAGATAATATCTATTTTTGGGATTTTCTTGTTTGGCAAAAGTGTTCGAGAAATTCAAAAATGGACAAAAAAAATGTCCATTTTTCAAAAACCCTGGGGTTTTACCGAAATCAAATTTTCCCAAAATTGATTTTAGACCAGAATGCTCTAAATTCAAATTTTTTGATTCAAAAAGTGTTAGCATAATTTTTTTAGTATTTTTGGTGAAAAGGGTTTAGGCATTTTTTCTGTTGTCAATATATGACAACGGATGACAACGATATTAAGGCAAAAATCTGCTCAAGATTTTACTGCAAATTTTGTGACTATGGAACATCTAAAAAAAGTAGCTTTGATACTCACAATGACAGCAAACGACACAAATACAACGCTTTGACAACAAATGACAACGATTTTAAGCCAAAAATATGCCAAAAGCATTCTTGTGAAAAATGTGATAAACAATACAATGATAGAGCTGGATTATGGAGACACAAGAAAAAATGTAATTATAAAAAAGAACCAGAAACCAAAAATGAAATTATTTCTATTAATCCTCCACCCGATGAACCAACATTAAAAGAAATGTTTATAAAAGTCGTTGAACAAAACCAAGCCATCCTCTTAGAGAACCAAGAAATGCGAAAACTTTTACAAGAGACTATCCCTAAGATTGGAAATACTACTAACAATACTACAAATAACACCAATAACTTTAATTTGCAATTCTTCTTGAATGAACAGTGCAAAGATGCCCTCAATATTATGGATTTTATCAATCAACTTCAATTAAATACAACCGATTTGGATATGGTTGGACGTCTAGGATACTCCGAAGGAATTTCAAAACTTTTTATTAGAGGGCTTAAAGAACTAGACGTTTTCAAGAGGCCTATTCACTGCAGTGACCTGAAAAGAGAGGTTTTGTATGTTAAGGATAAAGACTCTTGGGAAAAAGACAGCGATGAAAAGAATAAAATGAAAACAGCTATTAAATACATTGCTGCAAAAAACTTTAAACAAATAAATGAATGGAGAGAGAAAAATCCAGAATCCGATGATTATGACTCTCAAAGACACATGGAT